AACCTGTAGTCTTAGATCATAATAATCAGTTAACAAGAGCTAGGAAATCTAATCCTGAAGTCTTGGGTATTAGTTTAGTAGAAGTAAAACCTGGTAAAAATACAGTTTATATGGTTAATGGACGATTACAATTAGAAGATTGGATTCAAGTTACTGGCACATCTACTTTGATATCTGGAGCCTATTATTATTTATCAATGACTAATTTTGGAATGATCACTAGTCTTCCACCTGATATTGGTATTATTGTTGAAATCGGTAGGGCCCAAAGTAATAAACTTTTATCTATAAATTTAAAAACACCTCTCTACCTTGAAGGATAAATAATGTCTTTAAGAAAACCTCTAGTTATTGTTGATGGTCGGATTCGACAAATTAATGCTTTTGATACTCTTGATGCACAAGTTATTGAAGTCGATATTATTAATCAGGTAAATGGAAACGCTGGTGCTGTCGTAATTGGTCAAGCAGTTTATACAAGTGCAGCCGGAACTTTTGATTTAGCTCAAGCTAACGCTTTAGCTACTGTAGAAGTATTAGGTATTATCAAAGAGGGAATAGCGTCTGCTGCTTCTGGTCCTATTCAAACTGATGGTGTTATTAAAGCGACTATAGCTCAATGGGATAATGTTACAGGTCAAGTCGGCGGTTTAACGGCTGGTTCTGTTTATTATCTTGATCCAGATATTGCCGGTAATCTAACGATTGTTGCCCCAACTATAGTTGAAGACTTTGTTGCTAGAATTGGACGAGCAATTAGTACAACAGAATTAGAGATTTCAGTTCTTCAACCAATTGAATTATGAAAAAGCCACTAGTTTTAAATAATGGCAATTTAGAACAACTTCAGAAAGATGATATTCTAATTCCAAGTCCTGATAGAGTACCATTAATCAGTGATGATCTAATTATTATTGGTATGCCAGTCTATATAAACTCTAGTAATCATTGTAAAAGAGCCAAAGCTGACAGTATAATTACTACTAATCCAATAGGATTATGTTTTGATAATAAATTAGTTCAAACTAATGGAACTATATTTTCTAATAATTGGGATTTTGTAGTCGAAGAATTAGGTGGCTTGATTCCAGGTAGATTTTATTATCTCTCTGATAGATTAGCTGGAAAAATTACTAAAAAACCACCAATATTTTCAGGACATTTTATTATTCAAATAGGTGTAGCCATTAGTCGTACTCGTTTTGAAATTAGAATAGGTACACCAATAAAATGTTAAGTAAGGCATTTATCAAACATTATCAAGATAAAATTCCACCTTGGGGTCCCATTGGTTATATAATTTATAAACGTACTTATTCAAGATTAATTTCAGAATTAGATAGGACAGAGGAATGGTATGAAACAATTCAAAGAGTATGTAATTCTTTAATTCATTATCTGACCATTAAAGAAATAGAGTATCTTTATGATATCTTATTTAATCTTAAAGGTATGGTATCAGGTCGTGCTCTATGGCAACTTGGTACTGAAACAGTAAAAAAAATAGGTGGGGATAGTTTACAAAGTTGCTGGTCAATAAAAGTAAATGATCTTGAATCATTTTGTTTTGCTTTTAATCAATTAATGTTAGGCGGTGGTGTTGGTTTTAATGTCCAACAAAAATATGTTTATGAATTACCTGCTATTAAATATAATCCAGAGATTAAGAGAGTGGAAACACCTGATTGCGATTTTATTGTTCCAGATAATAGGGAAGGTTGGGTAGAATTATTAAGAAAAGTTTTTCAAGCTTTTTATAATACTGGTAAAAATTTCTATTATTCTACCCAATTAATCAGAGCGGCTGGAAAACCAATTTCTTCTTTTGGTGGTTTGGCTTCAGGTTCTGAATCATTAGTAAATGGTATTAATAATATTATTAAAATTTTAAAATCAAGACATTTAGTTAAATTAAGGCCAATTGATTGTATTGATATTATGAATATTATTGGTCAAATAGTAATTGCTGGAAATGTTCGTAGATCAAGTGAAATTGCTATTGGAGACATCAATGATATTCATTTTTTAAGAGCCAAAAATTGGAGTAAAGGTATAGTTCCAAATTGGCGTACTATGTCAAATAACAGTGTTATTTGTAATAATTATTCTGATTTGAATCAGACTTTTTGGGAAAGTTATTATAATGGTGATTCTTGTGGATTAATTAATTTACAAAATTGTAGAAATTTTGGACGATTAATTGACGATTTAAATTATCGTCCTGACCCAAATATCATTGGTACAAATCCATGTGGTGAACAACCATTATGTCATAAAGAACCATGTAATTTGGCTGAAATTTATCTTCCTAATATAAAAGATATTAATGAATTTAAAAAAGTCGCAATTGCTCTTTATAAGGTTTGTAAAATAATTACTAGTTTACCTTTCAGTGACCCTGAAACAGCATCTATTGTTAAAGAAAATCAAAGAATAGGTATTGGGTTAACAGGTTATATGCAATGTGAACCTTGGGCTCGTGAAGCTGAAACTTTAACTGAAGTATATCAAATTCTTGAAGCTATTGACGCTGAATATTCTAAAAAATATAATTGTAATCAATCTATTAAACTTACAACAATGAAACCTAGCGGTACATTATCATTATTAGCTGGAGTTACTCCAGGTATTCATGCTGCTTTTTCTAAATATTTTATCAGAAGAATACGCTTTTCTTCTAATGACCCATTAGTTGAACTTTGTAGAAGATATAATTATAAAATTGAACCCCAAATTAATTTAGATGGTACGTATAATCATAAAATTATGGTGGTTAATTTTCCAATTAAAACAACAGCTATCACTGAAGATAGATTAAGTATTATTCAAAAATTAGAAATTCAAAAATTCGTACAGACTCACTGGTCTGATAGTAGTATTTCAGTAACTCATTATTATCGTCCTGAAGAATTAGATATTATTAAAGATTGGCTTAAATTGCACTACAATGATCATGTTAAGACGTTATCCTTTTTTCCAATTTTAGATCATGGTTTTGTACAAACACCTTTAGAAAAAATAACAGAAGAAAAATACCAAAAGATGGTTTCTGAAACCAAACCAATAGTAACTATTAAAGATAAAGAAGTAATTAATCATTTCTCTAATTTAGAATGTGAAGGGAGTTGTCCAGTTAAATGATGTTCCAAATTAAGAAATTAAATCAAAATGCTGTAGTTCCAACTAGAGCCAATAATTCAGCCGGTTATGATCTTTATGCAATAGAAGATGAATCTTTACCACCATTATCAGTAACTAAGATTTATTTAGGTTTTGCCGCCGCTTTTCCACCAGGTTATGCAGGAAGTATTAGGGATCGTTCTAGTATGGGTCAAAAAGGAATTCATGTTTTTGGAGGAGTAATTGATACAGATTATCGTGGAGAATGGGCAGTTCTTCTGTATAATAGTAAAATGGTAACTCAAGAAATAATGAAAGGTGATAAGATTGCACAAGTTCTTTTTCATCCATCTTTACTTTTTATTGTTGATGAAGTCGATAAACTTGAAGAAACAAACCGAGGACCCGATGGTTTCGGAAGTACAGGTCCATGATTAAGGAGAAATAATATGGGACTTAATGCTGATGCTACTTATCCAGCTTCAATTTGGGATGGTGATTCTGGTAATCGTGATAGTGATGCTAATAGACAAGCGGCTCCTGATTGGCGTGATTGGAATCGAATGATTAATGAAATAAGAGCTGTTCAACAAAGTAATCGAGGTATTGATCCTGATACTGTAATCAATAATCATGGTATTTTGACTTCTAAAACTGGTCTTACTGTACAAGAGTACGGTAATGCTGCTGTTCATAAAACTATTTTGACTTTGGATTCAATGGCCATGGCTAGTACCGATGGCTCTACTGCTGGTACTGATGCTGCTTGGGGTACTCAAGAACTGTACACCTTCCCTGAAGGACATATCATTATTCTTGGTGCTCATCAAGTATTTCCATTAGGTAAGCTAATTGCTACAACTGGTGGTGGTACTGGTTTCTCTACTACAGCCGATTTTGAAATTGGCGTTGGAACGGACGTTAGAGGTCAAGCAACTAATTTTGCACTCCAAGCTGCTGAAAAGGATATTGTTCCAGCATCTGATTGTGATTTAACTGCTAAGACATCAGATGCAATTGAGTCCGCACAATTAGCTGCCGCTTTGTTTAAGGATGGTTCAGCGGGTGCAATTACAGCTAATCTTAATTTCTGCACTCTTGATGATGCTGACCATGGTACAGTTGCTGACATCTTAACTGTTAGTGGTACAATTACTATTTTGTGGACTATGCAAGGTAACGACTGAATTTAAAGGGCATGGAGGCCCTTCCTCTTTGAGGAGTAATAATAATGTATGGAACCCTTATTGATGCTAATGAATATTTTCAAAATCGTCTTTATACATTAGCTTGGGATGAAGCATCTAGTAAAAATAAAACAATTGCCTTAACTGAGGCGACTAGTAGAATTGATCGTTTACGATTTAGTGGCGTCAAAGTAGATGAAACTCAAGACTTAGAATTTCCTAGATATTATCTTGATTTTGATGGTACTGATTCTGGACCAGAAGGTGATGAAGAAGTACCTGAAGATATTGAGATTGCCACATATGAATTAGCTTATAGTCTTTTAGATGGAGTCAATCCTGATCTTGAATTAGAAAATTTAATGTCAATTCGTCAAAGATATAGTAGTGTACAATTGCAAAGATCAACAAATGATAGTCTTGAATATATTATTGCAGGTATTCCAAATGCCACTGCTTGGAGGCATTTACTACCATATTTAGCACCATCTAAATCAATACGATTGCATCGAGTATCTTAAATGGTAAACCCGCAACTATTTAAGATACGTTTCATCATTAAAGCGGGGTAATTGGAGTAACAAATGTTTCTGAAATCAAATCCTAGTTTAATTTGTTTTGATGATGAAGGTGAAGGCGAAGGTAACGGTGAAAGTGAAGGTAAAGGTAAAGGTAAAGGTGAAGGTGAAGAAAAAACATTTACACAAGAACAAGTTAATACTTTTTTAGCGACTGAAAAACGTAGGACTCAAGAAACACAACGACAATTAGCTAGTGAATTAGAAGAATTAAGAAAAACTGCTAAATTAACTAATGATGAAAAAGCTGAGTTAAGTAAACGTATTGAGGAATTGCAAGCACAATTTATGACAAAAGAAGAAAAAGCTCGGCAAGATGCTGATCGAGCTAAAAAAGAGTATGATGGAAAATTGGAAATGACTACTAAAGAACGTGATGAATGGAAAACTAAACATGAAAAACTAGCTATTGATACAGAACTTATGCGATGTGCTGCAAATGCAGATCCACCTGCAGTTCGTTATGAACAAATTTCAGCTATTTTAGCTCCTAAGACTCGATTAGTTGAAAAATTAAATGACGAAGGCCAATCAACTGGAGAATATGAGCCGAAAGTTTCTTTTCCGGATAAAGATAAGGAAAAGAAGCCTATAATTTTAGAATTAACTATTGAAGAAGCTGTAACTCGAATGACTGAATTAGAACAATATGATAATTTATTTCAAGCAAAAAAGAAAAGTGGATTAGGTGCAACAGGTAGCACTGGAAAAAGTGGTCAAATTGATATAGTTAAAATTGCAAAAGAAGATCCTGCTACATACCGAAAGTTACGTAAAGAGAGACCGGAACTCTTTCGTAAATAGCCGGGTAAAATTCCGGGTTTCACAATGAAACCTACAATCAGGAGATAACAATGCTTAATTTTTTGAAATCGAAACCTCGTTTAATTTGTTATGTTAATGATTTTGACACTGATGATCGAGCTTGGGTACCTGAGATTTGGGCAGCCGAGACTCTTGCTATTCTTGAAGAAAATATGGTTATTGGTCGTCTTGTCCATACTGATTTTGAAAATGAAATTGCTAGTTTTGGAGATACAGTAAATAGCCGTAAGCCGGGCTCTTTTACTGCTAAACGTAAGGGTGTGAATGATGATGTTACAGTTCAAAATGCAACAGCTACTAAAGTTCCAGTTGTTCTGAATCAACATGTTCATACATCATTCATGATTAGAGACGGTGAGGAAAGTAAGAGTTTTGCAGATTTGATTACTGAGTATTTATCTCCAGCCGCTAAGTCGCTAGCTGAAAATATTGATCGTATTCTCCTCGGTCAAGTATATCAATTTCGTGCTAATCAGGTAGCAATTGATCCCGATAATACTACTGACGACATCAAAGACGCAATTCTTGATGTTCGTAATGAAATGAATGTTAATAAGGTTCCAGTCGAGGGTCGTAATTTGATTCTTACACCTACTACTGAAACTGAAGCTTTGAAGTTGGACTTATTTATTAGTGCTGATAAGATTGGTGACGATGGTACAGCGATGCGTAAAGCGTCACTCGGTGAAAAGCTTGGTTTTAGTACGTTTATGTGTCAGAATACTCCTGGTATTCCAAGTGGCACATATACTGACGGTACGACTGATGCTGCCGGTAGTGTAGACGGTGCTCATCTTATAGGCGATAATACAATTGTTATGACTACTGATAGTTCAGCCATTTTGCCTGGAATGTATATTGCTTTCACTGATAATGATGGTGGTATCTATAGAGTAACTGCCAGTACCGCAACTCTAATGACTCTTGATAACGGTATCTTGTCAGATATTGCTGACGATACTTTTGTCCGGTATTTCACTAATGGTACAGTGGCCCTTACTGCTGATACTGCGACTGCTTATCCGGCTGGTTATGAAAAGCCGATTAATGTTAATAATGAAGTAACGCCTCAAGTTGGTCAACTTGTTGGTTTTTCTACTGATGCTGATGTACTTGTTTCTGGTGAATATTGTATTATAGACGTTGCAGAAGGTGTGAATGCTACTGATTATTATATTACTTTAGATCGTCCTCTTGATGCTGCTTTGGCTGAAGCTTATAAGGTAAATTATGGTCCGATTGGTCAATATAATTTTGCGTTTGATCGTTCTGCCTTAGCTTTGGTAGTTCGTCCTTTGGCATTGCCAAAAGAAGGTACTGGAGCGCAAGCTGGTGTCAGTAGTTATAATGATTTGGCTATGCGTGTTGTGGTTACTTATGATGGTGTTAAGCAAGGTCATTTGGTAACTTTGGATTTACTTTGTGGTGTCAAGGTTCTTGATACTGATCGTGGAGCGATTTTGAAACGATAAGGCAATTAGTTCTCAAGGGCCTTCGGGCCCTTGAGAGCTTTTAATTCTAAGGAGAAATAATGACTGAACTTGAGGCAAAAGTAGAAATGATTGGTAGAAAATTAGATCAATTAGTTGTGGCTATTATCGGCGATCCAACTGATGAAACAAAACCTGGTGTTATGATTCGTTTAGATCGTTTAGAACAATCCGAAAAACTAAGAAATAAAATAATTTGGTTAATGGGTTCTGGTATACTTTTTACAATAGGTACTACACTTTTTTCTTTTATATCTTGAAATGGAACAAAAACAAACTAGATTTATTAAGAATGTGTTATACTCTTTAAAACGAGGGTATGGATTTACGATAACTTTACATCGGATTATCTCAGAGTCTTTGAATGTTGAAACTGGACAAAGATCTATTGAGATTGAACATCTTAAAATTAAAAAGGCGATTATTTTACCGGCAGAATTACAAAGAAGATTTGAAAGAGACTCATTAAATAAAGATTTTTCTTATGGGGCCCTTTACGACACAGCGATAAGAAAAATTATTATTGACGCTAGAGATCTAGGTGATTTTAAAATTGAAATAGATGATTATTTTATTTGGGATGGCAAAAGATGGCAAGTAAATGAAATTGTGGATTTAGAATATAACACTGCTTATCTAATTATAAAAAGATGGCAAGTAAATGAAATTGTGGATTTAGAATATAACACTGCTTATCTAATTATAGGAAGATTGGTTGAAGGTGCACCGAGATATATGATTGAAAGTGTCGACTTGGAGTCAAATCTACAATTAGGACAAGAAGTATGATTATAGTTTTAGGGCCCGGCCGTTGTGGGAGTAGTACAGTCGCAAGACTATTACATAATTTAGGAATATCAATGGGAAAAAGATTTCGGGAACCAGATTCAAGCAATCCTCAGGGATTTTATGAAGATTTAGATATTCTTGAACTCAATGATATGTTATTAACTGGGCAATGTACTATTAATTATTTTCAGAAAAAATTAGATAAATTTATTAATAAAAGTGAAGGAGTCAAAGACCCTAGAATTTGTCACCTTTTTAAGTATTATCGAAAGTATCCAGCTCGATATATACTTTGTACTAGAAGACCACAACTAATTATCAAAAGTATGATGGCTAATTATGGTTGGTCTGAGGAAGAAAGTAAACAACTTTTAATGGTAAGATTAAATGGTATCGATAGACTATTGGAAGGAAGAGATGCTTTGAGAATTGATTTTAGTAGTAAACGTACAGATTCAGAACTAACTAACTTACTAACCCGAGAATTAAATAATGAAAACTAATCTAGTTCCGATTAAAGTAATTTTAAGATTGCGTCCTAATGGTGAAGCAGCTTGGCCAAATTTCAATGAGATTGATCCAAGTATTAGAGATAACCAACCTTGGAGTAAATTTATTGACTCAAAAGGTATCGGTTGGATTTACGATAAGGTCGAAAATCTAGGAACAGGTGCTGATCACGGTACAGCCTGTAGCCTAGTTCCTGAAGATTTTGCTAATGCAGCAGTAGAATCGTTTCCTGATACTGTTTCAATTGTTAATGAAGTTGCTTTTAGTGAATTTTATACTAACCGGGCTATGGTACAAATGCCTACTGAATTTCTTGATACTGATATTCTTCAAGGCATTGTAGCTAGGAAACAATTGGAAGACCTAGAAGTGGCACCTGCTCCAAGTGAAGAAATTCTAACGGCAAGGGCGAAGTGTCTTGACCCTAATGAACAGCATTATCGCGGTATTAGAAAGAATCTGAGAAAGAATTGGGATAGTGCCAAAGCCGATTTAGGTGTAGAAATTCATTCTACTTACGCCAAATAATAATGAAATCAGTCTATTTTACGATTCCGAA